TATATACATTGTAGTAATAATCTCCACTATCTGCTGCTACCTGAGTTGATGATGTGTAAAGTGCGGTTAGAGAACCAGTATCACCAGTCCATAAACCGGTTGTTACTACTTCTACTTTTGCGTTTACTTTATCAAACTCACCGAATCTTTTATAGATTCCAGTGGTTACACCAGCTCCTGCTTGTAATTGTTGTCCTGCAGGTAGTGCTGAGTTTAAAAGGGCTACAACATCACTACTGTCGATTGTTCCGCCTTGTGCTAACGCTTGTAGTTGTGCGGTTATATTTGGGTCGTTTATAATTGCCATTTCTTATCCGTTTTAGTTGTTACTTCTATAAGTTACAGTTACAGGAATAGTTTGTGAACCACCCGTCTCATTTCCATATACAGTTATTGTAGTAGAAACATTAGATGTTAACGCTGGATTTGGAGAGAATGTAAATCCTAAACCACTTACTACTTGTGCAGTAGTTGTGATTTCTTCTCCTAAGAAAACAGGAACCGAACCGGCTGCTGTTGCTCCTTGCGTTACTGCTAATGTACCAGCTCTCTGGTCTGCTAATACAACAGTGTACCCAGCACCAGTATTTCCTTGAGGTGAAGTTGTAGGTGAAAGAGCAACTTGCCCCTCATCTTGGAAAACTCCTACCGAAGAAATACCCAATGCTACAACTGGAATCTGAGTTGTACCTTTTGGTAATGTAACTAACTTGTATCTTAATACTTGTGTTTCATCTGGACTAGCTTCCAGAATTGGTATCGCCTTAATTGCCGAATCATAATACGCTGAACCCTTTGGGTGCGCTGGTTCGTACAATGTATAATCAATCTCATCATCACCCAAAGCGAACTTTGTAATGTTGAGGGATTGACCAGATGCCAACTTCTGTCTACCTTTTTTAGTTAGGATGGCATCGACTGTAATTGATGTATTGTCTAAATATCCCATAATTTTTTTATAATTTGCCCTTTTGTTTATTATGTACTAATAAATATAACTATTTTAAAATTTAATTAATCCACCTCAAGAATTGGTTCGCCTGAACCTCTACCAGTATCCGCAACTCTTAAAATGTTTGGATTAGTAGTAAATGTTTCAACAGGAGGTAACCCATCTGGGGTTGTATTTTGTGTTTGTTTTGAACCTTCAAAGAATGAATTCTTCAATCCTTGAGATAAATTATTTTTGTATCTATAATGAGATGGTAAATACCCATCTAAAGCAGTAACTTCAACTATATCATTTCCAACAGTTGGGTCTGGTGCTCCAAATGGAACTTTTGTTACTTTGAATCTAAACTTAGTAACCTCAGTATCCTCATACCTAACCTGCTCATTATTTGTTGTAGCAGGATATCCTGCTACCTGAGTAGATATTGTTTCTTTATATTGTTCTTTTACTAAATATATTTGCTGTCTACTTCCTGATGAATTTCCGAAAATATCTAACGTAGTAACTTCACCAAATTTATTTATTGGAGTAAACAATCCAAATCCTGCATTATTTAGTGAATTAGGGTCCATTCCGATTTGTTCGAATCCAAATGATTCAGCAGTTGCATCTAATTTACTACCATTAGGAACTTCTATTTCAGAAACATAAGTTGGGTATGTACCATTTAGGTTTGTACTATCATCAACATCAATAGATGAATCGTATTGTGGGTTTGTAGAAACTAAAGTTATATCATCTTCACCATCAATATTAGCATCATAGTTATCATATTGGTGTGAAAGATTTACATCAGATTCACCATCTATATTTGCTTGGAATTGATTGTTATCACCCAATACTATTACATCCTCATCGATATCTACATATGTTTCATAATCTCTTTTTTCGGATGTTGGTTTATCCCATTTAGTTTTGCTCCTCTCCAAATAATGAGGTTCAATTAATAAACCTTTAGAAACTTTTGCTCTAGCAGGAACCAAATCCTCTAATACATCGAATAATGATTTATCAATATATCTAATTAATCTAATATATTCATAGATATCTCTATTTAATCGTTGGAAGTAGTAATCTCTTAAAGATTTTAATTCGGTGTACTCATCTTTGTATTCATCCGCAGGTGCTCCAATGTAATTATCAATATTGAAATTACCAAAAGATTTGATGATATCCATATTCAACTCTTTGATTGGAGAAAAGAATAATCCTAATCGAGATGAATCAACCGGTGCTCTATCTAATGATTTTTTAGTTGCTCTAACTTTATGAGATAAATCACCAACTAAAGTTTGAGTTTCAAATCTAATTTTATCAGCTTGGTTAAATCCTAATGAGGGAACTTTTGCTGTTATCGTTCTTTCATAACTTTGGTAGTGGTATGGATATTCCGTTATCGAAGCAAATCCAACAGCCGTACCATCAACATTATATTCAGTACTAATAGCAACATTATTTATTGTTGTTGATGTAGCAAGATTTTTAGGATATTCAAAATCCATTCTAAATACCAAATCTTCAGATGATGCTGTATAATTATTACCAGCTATTGAATCTGGTTGTAATGTATGAGTATCTAATAAGTTGATTTCTAATGGTGTTTTCCATAATCTAAATTCATCCAATGAACCTGTAAATCCAGTACCCACTCTAATGGTAGATGATATACCACTACCAGTCCAATTAGAAATACCACTAACAGTTAAAGTATCAGATGATGCTTCAGTTCTGATTCTACCATTTATAGAATCTCTTAGATAAAGATTAAATGTATCATTTCCACTATCTTCACTTTTGTTAATAAGAATTTGTTTGTATTCTCCATCGAAGAATCTAACGTTTTCAATAGATGCAGATTCTAATGTTGAACTTGAACTTACATATAAATCTAAATTAGCATAACTACCAGTGGTTTGAGATACTTTGAATTCCCACTCAGCATTAGTACCAAGTATATCCATACCTTTTACTAATGATGTTGTCTTTGGTGTAGTTGAATTAACTCTAAATTCAATAGATTTCGGAAAATCATCATCAACAGCTCTCCAAGGTATTTGTATATAAGCAGAATCACTACCACTCAATACCAATTCAGCAGTTCTATCATCAAATGTAAATGGTTGAGTACCACCATCGGTTGGGTCGGTTGGTCCACCAAACTCCATAATTGTAAGGAGTGATTGGGGAACACCATAACAAGCCATTACTGCTTTCAACGAACGAGATGTTCCTTTGTGTTTTAGTAAGTAAGGTAAGTTATTAAGGATTCTTCTCCAAACTTCTTCATTTGCTGATTTGAGTGATTGTTGATATTTTTGAGTACCATCTTTATATTGTCCTAATGCATACTCCCATAAGTTTTGAGAATCATATGCTTTTTTACCATCCCACCCCAATGATTCTAACATTGAATAAACTAATTCATTTGAGAATCCCAAATCTGCTTTGTGTTCCGGCTTTCTTATATTATTTAATCCATTGATATATGCCCAAATAACATCAAAGTGGTGTCCTAACATATCCATAAACAACATAAAGTCCTCATTCTGATAATCTTCTTTAATAAATTCAGGAAGATTATTGTTGAGGTAATCTACGTTATTTCTATCAAATGTTGCTGCTTCGTTCACCGCAGAGTTGTACCAAGCTATGGCTTCGGAATCAGTTGATGATACAATAGAACCACCAGCCTTTGGATATGCTAAATCATTAGTAGATGTGTATAAGAAGTTTTCAAACCCATCAAATGTTCTAATCAGTTTGTTTATATTATCTAATTGTTGATTTGCTTCTATAACCGATGCAGCTGTTACACTTACAGCTTCAACTTGTAAGCTTGATGATGCTGGTTCACTTATGATTGTATATTCATCAACCAAGCCACCTTCTGCTAACAAATACCCCAATTCTACTTGAGATACTGATAAACTATTATATTTTGATTGATATGATTCTAACAGTTCAACTTTATATTGGAAGTTTTTGATTCTTTCTTCAGCCGAACCAAAATGTACGAAATTATCAAATAGGTAATCAGAACCACTAACATATTCTATATTAAGTTTTTTAGTATCTATACCAATCTTATTACCATACTCTCGTATTAGTGCCTCATTTGTAACAGAGCCACTAGCTAATAAATCATCATATACTTGGTAACCAATACCATTATCAACTTCTAATGAAAAGTTTGGCCCTTGTAGTGGAGGACAATAATCCTCACTATCACCAACCAATGTTAGTGTTTCAAATATTGGATTTGTTTGAATTTTCGTAATCCAAACTTTTTGGTTTGTTTGTATATTGTTTGCTAAAGGTTCATATAATTTAAGAATCAACGAAGATGCATCAGCACCGGTTTGAGTTGTTTCTTTTAAACCTCGCCAAGTTGTTATTACTTTATTATTACCATCACCCAAATGAAGTAAGTGGGTAAGGTAAGTAGAATCATCAAAATTACATTTATTAAATTGAGATATAAACCCTTCAGATATTCTATTAATAGCAACTGAACGTGGTATATCTAAATCACCTTTATCGAACTCAATAGTGAACGTTTCAGTTTCACCTTTTACTTTTTCTTTTCTTAAATTTTGATTTACAGGTGTTAGTGATATTGGTATTTTAATTATATCAACATCTTCAGTACCTTCCATATCAAGGTAATTGACTAAAACCTCTTGTACATTAAAATCTAAATTAAAATTTCGTGTTGTAAAAGCAAGTTTAGCTCTACCAACCCCAACTTCTACATATCCACTAGATTCCAATCCCTCAACTTCAAATTTTATTTTGAAATCAACATCATACCCAATAAAATCAGCTCCTCTAATTATTTTAGGGTATGTTATTTTCCTAATATCGGGCACTGTTTGGTAATACTCATCAACAACATTAATCGTTAAATCTACTGCCCTATCTAAAATATTTACAGTTTCAGTATCTTGAGTTCCTTCATCTAACTTAGTTACAATATCCTTTTGCTCTTCAATTTGTTTTAAATCTTTAGCTCTAACTTCTAAGTTTTTTTGAGGTAAATTAGTTTTTAAACCTAACTCATTTATTTGTTTTGTTGGAGCGTTTATTGGATTGATTGGTTTAGTTATACCCAATGTTGGTTTTATACCCCCACGCCTTTTTCTAAGTTTTGAAAGTTTCTTTTTAGCAAAACCACGTATTGGTTTTGTATTTTTCTTTCTACGTCTACCAAAAATACCACTATTTCCAAGGCTAGATGAGTTATTAGACTGATTCAGTCTATTTCTACCTCTTGCTCCTATTGTTCTAAAAAATCTTCTTCTAGCCATTTTTAGTATTGTCTTAAAATATCGTTTCTATTTCCTGGTCTACTAAAATCATCATTACGTCTACCACCGCCACCAAATTGTGTATCATCACTAAAATCATCTCCAATAATAAATTCTCCACCACCACCGCCTCCACCTCTTGATGGTGTTGAAGATGGTGTTGAGCTTATTGGAGGATTATATGGATTACCTTTAGTTGGAGGTGGTGGTGGTGGTAATTCCGTTTCCACTTCATCAAACTTAGGTATAGTTTCTTCTGGCGTTATAGTAATTGGTTCTTCATCTTCTCTAACTTGAGATTCGTAATCATCAAATGAAAATGGAAATAACTTTATTTTATATTGTCCTATTTTATTAAAAACCCTATGTGGTATTGTTATACCAACAATTTTTCCACCAGGTTCTTCATAAGTATCTCTACCAAAATCATCAAACTCTAAAATATCATCACCAACCACAACTGTAATAGCTTGTACATCTTCATTCATTTGTACCATTAATGGTACTCCCGATTTAGTACTAATGTTGTACTTTCTTGGGTCGTTATTTACCAATGATATTTGAGGGTCTAAACCAGGTGTTGGTACTGGTATTTTTTCTGTATTAATTATTATACTATAACCAGACGATAAAGTTAATGTTGTTTCTAATGTTTCACCATCACCTGCTTCTAATAAAACAGGTTCATTATCTGGTTTAAGTATTCTAATACTAATAATTCTGTCAGATGTTACATCAGCTGAACTTATTACATAATTTGTACCTTCTACATCTTCGTATGTACTTTCTCCAATTGATGGGAAAAATTGTGCATTTTTATTTCCATTTTTAAGAATACTAACAGGCAATCCTTCACCAGTAATAGTAAAATTTACTTTATATGAATTTGGCTCTTCTGGGTCTTCTGTATCACCTCCAATAGGTCCTCCTTTTGGTTTTTGATTTAATTTAAAATCTAAATTTACTGTAGTTGAAGAACCAACACCCTTTTCTTCAACAATTTTATTATCAACATATTTGATAAGAGAAATTGCTTTTGTATTTATCCCAAGTAATTGGCTTCCCGGTTTTAAGCTTTGATTTTCAATAATAGGAGCACCATCATCTAACATAGATACGATGTAATACTCATTACTTAGATATCCCTCCTTTGAAACAGTTATTTTTTTATCTTCTTTAGCTAATTGTTCTCTTGAAATTCTTACTAATGAATTTATACCAACTTTGTTATTATTTACAAAGGTTGAAAATCCCCTTTCATTACTTTTTACAATAAATAAAATAGGGTCTGCTATGGTATCCTTTGGTGGTTCTTCTGGGTCTTCTGTATCACCATAAGGTCCTTTTGGAGAGTTACCACCATTATTACCAGTATTACCAGTATCACCAGTATCAGGTCCATTACCCACGCCAGGGTCTTGGTCTGGCTCTTGGGGTGTAGTACCATCATCAAACCCATCATTAGGGTCTAATACTTCATCAAAATCGATATTTTTTATTGGTGCTGGCATAATTCTTAACTTCTATCGGAAGGTCCTCCCCCTCCTCTTTGATTTGTAACTGGTCTTGCTATTGGATTTGGTGTAGTTGGTGTACTTAAACCTAAATCAATTGGTGGTCTAAGTGGAAATCCCTTAAACCTATCGATAAATATACTTTTCTTTTTACTTTTAGTTGGATTTGGTGGTTTAAATTCAGGTATAGGTAAATCGTTTGGAACTTCCTTTCTAATTGCTACATCTAAATTTAACTTTTCCTCTACAACTTTTTTATTCTCTTTTGGCTTTTCCTTTGTTACTTCAACGGCAGGTACATTTGGCTGTATGATTACATCCGATTCTCTTGTTTTTATAATCCTACCAATTTTATCTCTACTCTCATCAAATTCATTTTCTTTAACTGTTCTTGGTTGTATTGTTCTTTGTGGTAACTCTTTATCTACACATTCTATTAAAATTCTTTGAGCTGTTTTATAAACCGCTTCTTTTGATAATGATAAAGATTCTTTTGTTGGTTTCTTTTTACCATAGTTTACATCACCAATATAAGAATTTCTATTTAGATATTCATATTTCATTGCTTCTGCAAACTGTTTGTGAATTCTAGTTGTAAATACATCAAACCCCTTAACACCAAATTCAGCAACCAATTTATTATACCATTTTTGAGTATATGTTTTTTTAATAAATGAATCAATTTCCTTTGAATCAATCTTTTCAATAAACTCAGCAATGTATGGTAAGATATCATCTCTAAATGATTCACCATTTACCATAATATTAAATCTGGTTAATAAATCGGTTTTTTCCGATACATCATTTCTAATTGGTAATAACTTTACTTCAGTTCTTGATGGAGATATTTCTTTAATCCATAATTTTTCATTCAAAGTATCATAACCAACTCGTTTATTAATAAGTGTTATTTGTGCTTTAAAAATACCTTGATTATATCCAGCTTCATTTATCAATCGTTCCGCATCAATAAAATATTCATTTGGAAAATTAAATGCTTGAAATTCAGTTCCATCTGCTATTAAAAAATAATCTTTGATGTTTTCTGAACTTAATGGAATGTATCTAACTAACTTACCATTTTCTCCTTGAGGTAATTGATTATCATTTGCATCATAGACAATGAATTCAATCATATCAGAATCAGAGAATCCGAAAAATGATTGTAGAGTACCCTTTTCGAAAATTTCTCTATCTTTGGTAGAGATTCGATACCCCTTATTTTCTATTATTTCCTTAAATGTCTTAATTGCCATTATCCACCTGTTTTATCTTCTCCAACTGTTACTAATGCACTACCAACTACACCCCATTTATCCTTTCTCTTAACTTCTTTCCAATAATATGCTTTAAGTGTTAATTTATCACCAGATGATGTGTTGATTGTAACGGTTGCGCCATCTGAATTAACTTGTTTTCTTCGTGGCCTTGTTCTTTTATCTAAAGCTTTAAATCTAAATTTAGCAGTTGTTACACCGGCAGTTTGTTCATTTCTAGCAGGTACTTTAAATGATGTTGGTCCGTTAAACCACTCAAATCCATCGAACTTATTTCCTGCATAAGATAAGGTAAATGTTTGTTCTTCGGTTGAGAAGTTAAAGAATGCAACACCCTTTTCACCATTCTTAAAGTAAACATCATCATCATTATAGGTCTCAATATATAATCCTTTAATACTTTCAGTTTGTATATCGCCCGAATTAATTTTCCAACCACTATTTTCAGTTTGTTCAAAGAATCCATTCACGCCTTCTAATGCGTTTTGTGCTGCGTTTTGTTTTTCTCTTTCTTCGGTTAATTCTTTTTGTACTCTGAATGATTCTTGTAATGCTTCAATTCTTGCAGTTAACGAAACTCTTTCGATTGCTTCATTGATTGAGTTTTGTACTGCGTTTTGTAAATCAATCGTTGTTGATGCAATCTGAGTATTCGAAATATCTCTTTGGTCATTTGCTATATTGGCTTTTAATTTTTCATTATCAACTTCAATTCTAAGCGATTCTATTATACCCTCTAATTCAGAGATAGTACTAGTTAAATCCAAAACTTCACCATTTAACCTCTCAACTTCAGATGTTAAATCTTCTATCCTATCCAAAGCTTCATCGTAAATTGAACGAAGTACTGTATCTGGTTGTGGTGCTGGTATATTTGGTATTAGTTCAAATATTCTTGTATCTATTGATTTTTCTAATTCAGAACTATCATACTTAGTTCTAATTAACTGACCTCCCACAATACCGCCATCTATTTCTTGCTCACTAATATATCCATATAATTCATCATAATCAGCACTATTAACGCCATCCCAATTTATTGTAGATGGATTTACATTTGGTTCTATTGTTGTAGAATCAAATGGTTTATTTTTAATTACATCTGATAATGGATTAATTGGCTTACCCTTAACTACATTTCTTTTAGCAATACGCACACCACATTCGTTTCTTTTAGGAAGATTAAGAGAACCACCTTCTTTAAGTTTTTTGACAAACTCTTCTCTACCAAGTCCACGATTCATAGGTTCTTTTTCATTACCCATCTCATCACGTCCACGTTTTATAGCTTCTCGCAGTTGTTTTTCTCTTTTATCTTTTTTGTTAAACATAAGTTTACGAAATTACGCTAAATGTATAATCATCATCAAAGAAATAATCAGTTCCATTGATACTAACCTTAAATTCTATAATATACACCCTATCAACTTCCCAATTAGATAAATTTAGTTTTAAGTAATTTCCATCGGAATCACAACTTAATTTTGTATAATCTGAAAATGGAACTATTACTTCACCTGAATGATAATCGGATATTTGATAATACGATGTTGTTGGTAAAAATTTACTAATACCATATTGTGCAGTTGATGAAAATGTTTTTAAAGGATACAAATCTCTACCAATTACTCTTAATTTTGGAGTTGTGTTTACTTTGTATTCTTTTTTGAAATTTCTAATTCCAACTTTAATTTCCTCCGAATCTAATTCTGTTAATGAACCCGTTGTGAATATCGAATCATCCCACCCTATTCTAACTTTAGGTTGGTGGATTGTATTGGTTTCTTTACTAAAGAATTTCAAAATACCATAATCATTTGAGTCGTTTTCTTTTTCAAAAGGTAACTTTACTATAATACCATCATTTGGTATAGAACCACTAATCCAGTCAATCATAATATCTTTGATATCCATATAAACATCGGTGGTCTTATACTCAAAGTTTTGTAAAGATGATGATTCGTAATAAAATGTACCACCCTTACCTTCATATGAGCCGGTAGACACATCCGAAAACTCAGAAGTTTCTAACCATCTTAAAGTAGAATCACCCTCTCTATTATTCCAAGTTACACCAGATGTTGTTATATCATCGAATCGAGTACCATTACCCATTTCCCAACTTTGTGAAATTGGATATGCTTCTAATGTGAATTCCAACGGAAGTTCTTCTGATTCAGTTTCTTTTAATATAAGAGTTGCATCGGTTAATTTTACCGAGCCATCGGATAAGCTTGATGATAATCCAGTTACATCAAATTTAAGTAGTGTTCTGGATACATCTTTAATGTTACCATAGTAAACCTTACTAACCTCTAATACCTCATCTAAACCAGCATTTTGGTCAGGTTGTTGTAAGTACACCGATGCATCTTTTGATGCTGTTAGGAAATAGTATGCCATTATCTTGCTCTCCCTTTAATATCCGTATTTGGAAATTTAACTTCGAAAACCGATGGGTCTAAAGATGGATATAAAATCTTATCTTTAATCGCCGCTTCTATATTATATGAGTTTGATGTGTATTGGCCACCACATTTATTTACAATTTTTAATTTTGGAACTGAACTTACTCCATCAACATTTGCTACAATCAATTCTAACTCCGAAAGATTAATAGTATTATTAAATGTCCAATTATCAATATTAAAATAATTCTGCAGTTCAGTTATACAATTAGATAATACTTCACTTTTATTGTAATTCTTTAAAGTAATAACTTCAAACTCAACACCAATATTAATTATAAACCCATCATTAATGTTAACACCATCGGTTAGGATTTTGTATTCCGATAAATATGTTTTTAAATTTTCCTTTACCGCTCTATTCAGATTTGTTAATTTTTTATCCGAATCATATCCCAATAAATAAAGATTAATAGCGAACGGATTATTTTTTTCATTATCATTAGAAGTCTTACCACTTAGATATTTTTGTATTTCTTGCTTAACACTTCCCCTATTTGGTTCTTGGTTATCCGGCTTTTCAACAAAACTCATTACCAATTCGGTAAACTCATTAAGAGCTTGTGGTGAACTTAATATAGAAGATGGAGAGTTGTTATCTAATGTACCATCAGCGGTAGCATATGCCTTTGCAACAGAACCAAATTTTGTTGGCATTGATAATGTTCGTATTTCATAATCCTTAGCGGTTACTGCTCTATTCTGAGAACCAAAGTTTGCTAAAGCGTTCTGTCTAATTTCTTCAATTGTATCACCACCCTTACCACCAGTTGCAGGAACTTCATTATCTACTGCAATGGAGTTTTTAGCTGAATTATATATAGCTAATTGAGTTGGTGTAAATAATGTTGTATCTTCTTCAAATTCGGTATTTCTAATTTGAGTAATTGTTCCCTTTTTAACATTTGATTCTACACCACCACCAACTAAATACTTTACAGTTATAGTTGTATTAGATGGTGATGTCCCATATGTTTTAGTTTTCAAAAAGTTAGTTGGGTCAAACGATTCTTCTAATTTTGAAATAGAATTAGGTAATCCCAATCCAACATTTTTTAAATTAGGTATAATCGTTTCATCATTAGCAGTTGGGTCTCCTGCACCAAATTGTATAGTTGTTGTACTATCCGGATTTATTTGTTTTACAAATCTACGAGATGTTTTAAGTGTATTTAAAACATAAGGTACTGTTGATTTAAATTGAAAAAGGTCCGGGTCATTTGATTCAGTATTTGGATAATCAACAAATACTAACTCTTGGGCTAAATAAGGAACTTCATAGAATTTATTTCCATTTGAATCTCTAACATCATAGATATCAATTATATTTGTATCAGTTAGACTAATACTTTGAAATGGTTGAAAAGCACCAAATGTAAATTCTTGTTCTTGTATTTCAGCAGAAATAACTTTAACTAATTTTTTTACTAAGTAAAATGAAGTTTCACCACTAACAGAATCCGTTTGATATATTGTAATTTCTCTATCAGTTGAATCCGAAAAATCAACAACATCTTGTGTAATAAATGATACACCATTTGATGATTCCAATACCATACCCTCTTTAATTTTTAAAAGATATGTTTCATCAAATGTATTATTTGCACCAGTTCCAGTTGAAGGAACTAATTGATAAACTGAAAGAGTTGTTACAGAAGGTGATGATACTTTTGGTTTGTATCCTAAATATTGAGCGAGTGATATTACATTTTCAATATCATCCGCATGAACCATTAAGGATTCTTTAAGAGTATCATCAACATAGTAAGATAGTGAATCACCTATGTAAGATGCCATTTCAATAAACATCATACCCGGTGATGATTCATTGAAGTCAGAATAGGTTTGTGGGAAATATGTTTTAGCAAACTCAATTAAGTTACCTCTAAATTCGGCAAAATCTTTATTGAGGTATTTTATATCCTTACCCCTATTTTTAAAATTCTTTGTTGTTTTTGTAATTGCCATATCTTATTATCCCTGAATTGTGAATGTTAAAGTTTCTAAATTAATATCATCTCCTATTCTAAATTTAATTGAAACGTTTAATTTATTATTATCCCTTAACTCATCAGTTGATTCAATATTAATTTCTTCTGCTGTAACGTAAGGTAACCATTGTTCTAAACTTTCGTTTATAGTATCTTCAATTCTACCTTCCAAATCATCTACATTTGGTTCAAACAATAATGATTGTAAACCACTACCAAATTCAGGTTGTAAAATACGTTCACCCCTTTTAGTAAGTAGAAGATTTTTAATATTTGATTTAACTTGGTCTTTGGTTAGAAAAGACTGTTCAAATGTGTTCTCACCAAATGTTAATGGTAAGGTGATACCAATTGCATAATTTGCAAATTCTTTGGTATCTTTAACAATTTTTCTCCCTAACTCAACTGCCATAATTTATATTACATTCCTGGTCTCCAAGGACCTTTCTTTTGTTCCACTGCTTTTAATATTTGTGAATAATCTTTATTCAATAATTTATCCATTCCAGCGTTTCCAGTTTGAACTGGTTGTTTTGTGTAACCCATATTTTGTTGGATACTTTGTGCTCCCAATGTATGTGTTGATGTTGAATCAAAATTCATAGTTCCATTTGATACTTCCATAGGTGCCCCAGCGTAAGATGGTGTTTGTGTATGTTGAGTACCATTAAATGGTTGAGTTTGTTGTAATACCTCATTTAATATTGGATTTTTACTTAATACCTTTTGTGATTGAACTGGTTGTTCAACAACATTTTCATCCATAAATGTTGGTTGTTTTGGTGTAACAGCTTCTTTAAGTTTTTTGTTTTCATTCAACAACTTAGCCATTTCTCGCTTAACACCCTCTTTAACAAGTTTAGGAAGAATTGTTTTTATTTCTTCCTTAACTATAATTTGTATTGCTTTAACTAATTTATCAGTATTCATTGTTATAATGTTTTCCTTTGTATATAAATATTTGATTTAGGTTTTTTTAATTTTTAATACAATCAGGTCGTATTGCTACCAATTGTTTTTTAAATTCTTCTATTTGTTTGTTAATGTTATTACCATCACCAATATCATTAACATCATCACCTAAAGATGAATTTACCATATCTTCAAAAGAGTTATCTCCAGTTATACCATCACCCAATCCAGTACCATCACCCAATCCAGTACCATCACCCAATCCAGTACCATCATCCAATCCAGTACCATCATCACTATCAGGTAATTCATACTTTTGAGTAGGACCTACTTCACTTATAGAGGAGTTATCAGGTTGTTCAATTACTGGTGGTTCAGTACCATCCTCAGATGGGAAATTAATATTTGGAGTTGGTATTACTGGTGGTATTAAATATCCGGTCCAAGGTATAATACCTGGAGATGGAATAGGAGATGGAGCAGCGGGATATAATGATGTTGTTTGAATTACACCACCAATAGAAAACAAATGTACAATTGCTGCTAATATAAACATATTTACTATTATCTCTTGCTTTTTAGCAGGTTTTAATGGTGGGTATAACGGCCATACTCCTACATTAGTTACAATATTTGAATTTACTACTAAATTTTGAATTGAACCTGGTGCTGGAATAAGTGGTATGGGAAATGGGTTCATTGTTGCTCCAGCCCAATATGCCTTTACACCATTACCAAATTCATTGGGTAATGAAAAGTTTACACCCGGTGGTGTAGATAATCCTTTTAGTAATGCTACTCTAAAAAGATTTTTCATTATTTCCTTATTACCAACTTGTATAGATTCTAAATTAATAAAATCCTTTCCTCTTTTTACAGCGGCATCATACTCATCCGCCCAAATAGTTGCAACTTTATTTATATCTAAAGTAGGGTTTCTATTTGGATTTGTTTTTCTTAATACATTTTTTTTAAATAATCCCCAAGACATCTTTTATCGTTTTAGTAAATCTGTTGGATTTGGTAAATTGATATTAGGAATTTTTACTTCAGGTACTTTAGGTAGTTCTATGTTAGGTATTTTAGGAACATCCAATGTAGGAACATTTGGTACTTTAGGTAACTCTGGAATAGGAGGTAAATTAGGTGGTGTTGGTAATTTTGGTAATCCTTTCTTTAATTTAGGATTTTCTGCCACCTTTTTCTTTCTAAATTTAGGAATAGGTGGAAGTTTAGGTAATCTAACTTTAGGTAATGCAGGTAATTCTGGAGCAGATGGTACTTTCGGTAATGTGGGCACTTGAGGTATTTCAGGTACCACCGATTTAACAACATTACCAGCCTTCCCAGTAACGTTTGATATATTACCAATTTGTTTTCTATCTAATGCCATATTACTTTAGCTGTACATTGTTACTTAACATTGAATTTAATTTACCTTTTAGTGTTGTAAATTGAGCTACATTAGTTGGGCCAGGTGAAGTTGGTCCAGATGGTGTTAAGTATATTTGTTGTGTAATTAAATCAATCATTTCACCCAATAGTTCAACTAAAGTTTCACCCTTTGGAGCTGCCTCCAATTCACCATCAGTTCCTAACATAATAGAACCATTACCAATATCTAAGTTTATATCTCTATTTTGTGTATCAACATATATGTTATCATCGGTAGTTATATTGATACCAGCGGTTGCATCAATTGAAAATTGACCATCAGTTATAAAACCTACATCTTTTTTTGCTGAAAAAATCATTTCCGCTGATTTTGCTGATAATATTATTCTATCCGAATTAAGTAATATTTGATTTCCTTTTAATTCAGATGGGTAGTTAAAAAATGATGGATATTCGTTTTCAGTTGGTAAGGTGTATTCCAATAACCTATCACCACTACCTAAAAATATAATATTACCATCATCATTAATATTCTCTTCCGTAGATGCCCCAATATCTTTTGTTAAAGATTCACCATTTTCACCGTTTCTAATTATAATACTTGGAGAAAAAATATTATCAGGATTATTATATCCACTAAATCTAATAGATTGTCCAAATCTACTTTCTATTAAGTTATCACCCTCATATAATTTAAGTTTATGGATAGTGCCATCTGGTGTAAAGTATTCACCAAGCGTAGAAATATCAGCTCCAGTATTGGAAGATTGTGTTCTAGCTATTCCAGTTGCTTGTACATTACTATAATTAGATGCGGTGTTTGATTCTGCACCTTTTTCTTTTTTCTTAGTTGAATCTATTTCATCCAAACTTGTGTTTACGTTTGGTAATGATGAACCGATTACTCGTTCATACATAAAACCACCACCTGGAGAATTTAAGATAATAACAGTTTCATTTACAGTTGGTAAAGAAACATTTGTTTTATTTTTGGGTAGAGCTAATGTTAAACCCTCATCTGTTTTACTTTCAGTACCATTCGCTCTAAATTGTATAGCACCTATGTACTTACTCTTTAAAGGTTCTTCTAGTTCTAAATCAGAAAGTATATCATCATTGGTATCCAAAATAACTTTATATACAGTACCCATAGAGCTCTTTTCTCTATAACGGCTACCTATACTTTGATTGGATTGTACATTACGATTTCTATCTCCAAACATTACTGTTTCATTTTTTGTTTTACTTCCTCTATTTCATTTTGTAAATCATCTACCCTACTAACCTCATCTTGAACTTGTTCAATCTCTGAAAGTAATTGTTCTCTTTCTGCATCGGTAAGGTATCCAGTATCTCCTTCTGATTTTTGATTTGATGCAATAATTCTTTGTGCAATAGTTGCTAACTTAACCAATTGGTCATCGTTACGAACTGAAGTATCTATTAAATCTTTTATAATTGGTCCTATGATTCCCATATCACCTTTATGAGAAATCATTTTTCTCATTTCATAAATTACTTCAGAAATGTGTTTCTTTTTGTTGATTTGGTTATTATAGATATCCTCAAACAACCCACTAAGGTTTTTGCCTGGGAATAATTCGAAATCTGTTGCCATAATTAGTTTATCAATATTATCTTCAATATATAAATATCAATAAACAAAAAAGTGTAGGATTATCTGCCCTGCCCTCTATATGTCTTTTTGTAATTTCTACTATTTTTAGATTTTGAGGTCTTACACTTAGAGTGAATTCCTGGTCTCTTCTTTTTAGAAGTTCCAAAACGATTAGATGTAATTATTTTTGCCATAATTTATTATTATATACCAATAAGTATATTATACTAAATCAAACAAAAACAATTACTTATTCTTATAAAAATATTCCAATATATCTTTCTCTAACATATAATCCATTACAAAGTTATCACCATACATAATACTGGTAAATGTTCCACTACCTTCTTCGGTAATTTCAATTACATAATCCACCTCATTATAGGTAACTTCATAACTTTCGGATTTTCTAATTCGTTTAATACTTCTATGCTCATCGGTTCTTTCAATAACTTCCTTTCCACTTAAATCGGGAACATTAATCAGTTTGGTTACACACTTAGCATAATTCGTTTTAAGGGTGTCTACGAAGAAGATATCATTCATACTACTCATTAGATACAATCGTTGTTTAGAATCCAAAC